GGAGGCAGGCAGCGCCAAGCCCAAGTATGAGCAGATCGTGGGCCTCGCCCGCGTGCTCGAGGTCAGCGCGGACTACCTGCTAGGCCTGCCCACGCAGCGGACGCGGAGGTCGTCATGAGCATCACCTTCGGCAGCACCGCCTACCTGCTCGTCATCCTGGACGAGACGGGCGCACGCAAGGACGTCGGCATCTACAGCGAGGAGCATCCCACGATGCGCTTCGCGGACACGTCTGCGCTCATCATGAAGGCGCAAGGGTCCTACTACGGCGAGGCCCGCGATGCCATCATCAAGAGCCTACGCAGCATGGGGCCACTCCGTGAGTGGATCTTGCGCGAGTTGGGCGAGGAGGACGAGTCATGAGGCCCGACGTCGCATCCCTACTACTCACGCTCTCCGTGCTCTCATGGGGCGCGTACGAGGCTGCTGCTGACCCCATCGATGCGCGGGCCATCGTGCGCCAGACGCGCGCAGAGGAGCCTGACGTGGAGGCCATGCGCCGCCATGTCGCCCGCTCCGAGCCTGCCGTGGTCCTCGCGCTGACCGCCTGGCTCGAGGCTGGCGCGCTCGTGTCCGCTGGCGAGGTGGCCGCTATCCACGAGGTGCTCACGACCCGCATGCGTGGCGGCAGCTACCAGCGCACGGCGTGGCAGTACTCGGCTGGGCTTAGGAACCCGCGTCACGAGAGCGCCCATAGGATGGGCCGCGCGCCTCTCACGGGCGGGTGGCCACGACTCCACCGTGAGCATTGGCCGCGTGTCCTCGCGGCTGCCGACGAAGCGGTAGCCGGTCGCCTGCGCCACGGATGTGTCGCCCCGTCGCCGCTTGAGCACTGGGGAGGTCCGCACGTTGATAGGTCCAGCATCAACCGACTGCTGCGCCAGAACTACAGCGAGGCCGCCTGCGACGGGTTCGCCAACGCCTTTCTGTACAGGAGCGCGCTATGAGCCTGACCCCTGGCTACATCCTCGCTGAGGACCACACGTCGATCGGTCTCACGCTCACGGAGATTGCTGTCATCGTGGCCGAATGGGACGCCGGCCACGGGCCGAAGAAACCCGTCGCGGTGCGCAGCGAGCACGGCACCGAGTTCGCGCCGCTGGTCATCTCGTGGATGACCTACAAGGCCGCTGGCCCAGGGCTCATCTTGGATCGCGGTGACGTGACCTACTACCTATGCGAGCAAGAGGACATCGCCGAGATGCGCGCCGTACTCGCAGCACAGGGGGCAGCATGACCAAGCGGACCCACGCACGTACGCGCTTCGACGCTCCTCCACGGCACCCGCGCGAGGCCGCAGAGGAGCGCATCGTCGCGCAGCTGGCAGAGCGCATGCGCGCCAAGCTGGCGCAGCGGCGGCATCATGGCGACTGGCGCGAGATGGCCGCCAGCACCGTCATGGATGCGCTACGCGGCGAGGTGGAAGAGCTGCGCAACGCCTTCTTCGGCTGCTGCGACCCGGAAGACATCATCAGCGAGGCCGTGGACGTGGCGGCATACGCGGCGATCCTCGTGGACGTGCTGAGCATGGAGGCGCAATATGGCGCGCAAATCGGTGTCAAATAGCGCTTGTTTTCTGCATGCCGCGAAAATAATCGCGAAAGCGCTTGCGCCTACCAGTGGAGCGATTAAGATGGGTGACGTGGGCAGCAGAGAGCACCACGGAGAGAGGCAACCATGACCAGCAAGACCACCATCACCAAGACCGCTAAGCCCGACTGGAACGCGGCACCGCGCACCACGTGGAAGCGAACCCGTATCGAATGGCGCAACGGGCAGCCGGTCGTGTGGACCAGCACCGCGTACACAAAGGCGACCAAGTGACCGACAAGCATTACAGGGAATTCATCCGCGCACGTGGTGCGTCGCAAGTGGCAGAAGGCATCGATGCGAGCGCGCTCAACCCGGCGCTATTCGCTCACCAGCGGGCGCTGGTCGAATGGGCGCTGCGTCGTGGGCGCGCTGCCATCTTCGCTGACACCGGTCTCGGCAAGACGATCATGCAGTGCGAGTGGGCGCGCGTGGTCCAGCAGCATACGGACGGCAACGTGCTCATCGTGGCGCCGCTTGCCGTGGCTGACCAGACCGTGCGCGAAGCTGCGCGATTCGGGATCCCGGTCACGTACTCGCGTACCGGCGAAATGGCGACGCCCATCACTATCACCAACTACGACATGCTGGAAGCGTTCGACGGCGTGCCGATGGCTGGTGTGGTGCTGGACGAGTCGAGCATCCTCAAGAGCTTCAACGGCGCGACCCGTAACCAGCTCATCGAACGGTTCGCGGCAACGCGCTTCCGGCTGGCTTGCACCGCGACCCCGGCCCCCAACGACCACGTCGAGCTTGGCAATCACTCTGAATTCCTCGGCATCAAGTCGCGCGTGGAGATGCTCGCGGAGTACTTCGCCCACGATGGCGGCAGCACGCAAGACTGGCGCCTGAAGGGTCACGCACGAGACACATTCTGGCGCTGGGTGTGCGAGTGGGGCGCTGTCGTCACGCGACCGAGCGATCTCGGATTCGCGGATGACGGGTTCGCCCTTCCTGCGCTCCACATGGAGGCCATGGTCATCGACGTGGACCACATCGCAAGTCGCACGGATGGGCTCTTCGCCGATGACGCCGTGACCCTGAACGATCAGCGCAAGGTACGCCGCGATACGATGGTCGAGCGCGTGTCGACCATCGCCGAGCACATCAACGCGCATGACCGGCCGGCGCTGGTGTGGTGCGACCTCAACGACGAGTCCGCCATGCTGCGCGCAGCCATCCCAGACGCGGTGGAGGTCAAGGGCGCCGACACCCACGACCACAAGCGCGACGCGCTGCTTGGGTTCGCAGAGGGCCGCTATCGCGTGCTCATCACGAAGCCGTCGATCGCTGGATTCGGCATGAACTGGCAGCACTGCCGCGACATGTACTTTACGGGCCCGTCGCACTCCTACGAGCAGACGTACCAGGCCATCCGCCGGTGCTGGCGATTCGGACAGACGCAGCCTGTCACGGTGCGGACATGCGTGGCCGAGTCGGAGCGCGCCATCGTGGCGAACATGCGCCGCAAGGAAGATGGCAACCACGAGATGCAAGCGAGCATGGTGGCAGCCATGCGCGAGATGAAAGACGTCATCGTCAAGCGCGCCAAGCGCGAGTGGAACAACTACACCCCGAACACCAAGATGAGGATTCCCACATGGATAGCGTGATTGATCAGACGGTTGGCGAAAACTTCGTGCTCTACAACGGCGACTGCGTCGAAGTGGTCGGTGCGCTGCCCGATGCGAGCGTGGGATACACCATCTACTCGCCGCCGTTCGCGAGCCTGTACACGTACTCGGCCAGCGAGCGCGACATGGGCAACTGCCGCGACCATGAGGAATTCTTTCGTCACTTCGCGTTCTTGGCGCGAGACCTGTACCGCGTCACGAAGCCGGGTCGCCTCATGTCGTTTCACTGCATGCTCATGCCCACGAGCAAGGCGCGCGATGGGTACATTGGGCTGCGCGACTTCCGGGGCGACCTCATTCGCGCATTCGAGGCGGTAGGCTTCATTCACCACAGCGAAGTGGTCATCTGGAAGGATCCAGTCACCGCCATGCAGCGCACCAAGGCGCTCGGTCTGCTTCACAAGCAGATCAAAAAGGATTCGTGCATGAGCCGGCAGGGCATCCCGGACTATCTGATCACCATGCGCAAGCCGGGCGAGAACGTGGAGCCGGTCACGCACACCAACGAGACGTTCCCCGTGGACATGTGGCAGCAGTACGCAAGCCCGGTGTGGATGGACATCAACCCGTCCGACACGTTGCAGTACCGCAGTGCCCGCGAGCATGACGACGAGCGGCACATCTGCCCGTTGCAGCTCGAAGTCATCCGCCGCGCCATGGAACTGTGGTCTCGGCCCGGTGACACCGTGCTCTCGCCGTTCACCGGCATCGGTTCCGAGGGCTACGTCGCGCTCGAGATGCGGCGCCGCTTCATCGGCGTGGAGCTCAAGCGCAGCTACTACGAGCAGGCGGCTCGCAACCTCATGAGCGTGGACGCTGGCCCGGCGCAAGCGAGCCTGTTCGGATGACCTACGCACCCGGCCAGCTAGTCCGCATCCGCGCCCGCCTACGCGCAGACCGCGCGGGCTACGTGGATCACGTCACGCGCACGCAGGTCGTTCTCCGCACAGGGGAGCGCTTCTCGCTGAAGACGGGGCGCCTGCTAGGCGTCGGCGTCAGCACCACACGACTCGAGCCATGGGACACGCGCAATGGCGCAGAGGAGACGCAGTGAGGAGCGTCATCACCCCGCATCCATCCCACACGATGGGCACGCTAGATGGCGAGCGCCGCTGCAAGCGCTGCTGGTCTGCGCCCGGGTGGGCCATCATCGAGGAGCCGTGCCCTAGCGAGGGACGCGCACGCGATGACGACGACGGCAGCCCTCGAGAGCACGGGTTCGCGCCGTGGACCGACGCCGACGTGGCCCGCGCTTACGAACTCTACTTGGCGCGCGTCCCGGTCGCAGAGATCGCCGCTACGATTGGCCGCACGCTGCACGCCACGGGCAGGCGCATCAAGGACCACCGGGCAGCCATCGGGGCGGCGCCCATGAGCAAGCGCAGCACGCCACGGGAGACGCTGGCGCAGATCGCAGCGATGCCTGGCACGGCTCGCGAAGTGGCTGCTGCTACAGGCGCATCACTGGCCACGGTGGGCAGGGCGCGGGTGGCAGCACGGCGGAATCTTGAAAAGCAGTCTTGACGCGCGTATGCGCGCTGGTGTAAGCGCTTGACGCCGTAGTTGGGTTTGTGGTACACAGATGGAATGGACGATATGTGGAACGCTTTGAAGAGCATGCGAGAGTCACGCTCATACACGCGCGCTGAGGTGGCCAAGGCTATCGGCAAGTCGGAGCACACTGTTTGGGCCATTGAGCGCGGCCGGACCAAGGCCCCGCGCCCGCCCACGGTGCGCAAGCTGGCCGAGTTCTACGGCGTGACGCCAGATGACATCCGCGCTGCGTGCGTGGTGCCCGATGAGGCTGCCGCGTGAAGCCAGGACGCCTATGGCACCCGCTGGACGTCGAGTTCTGGGATGACCCGGACACACTCGCGGTGGGCGAGTCTGGCGCCGTTCTGTTCCTGCGTCTCATCGCGTACGCCAAGAAGCACCAGACCAACGGCTACGTCCCGATGAGTTACGTCAAGCGCATTGGTGGGCGCCGCTGGCAGGCCAAGATGGAGCCAATCGTGTGCCAAGGATGGGCCACGTTGACGGACGAAACGGCGCCAGATGGGTGCCACGTTGTGGCCGCGTTGTCCGACATCTGTGGCTCAAAGTGGTGCCACGTTGTGGCCTTCTTGGCGTGGAACGATTCCAACGAGGACGTCGAGCAACGCCGCGAGATTGCACGGGAAAAGAAGCGTAAGCAGCGCGCGGCATCGGCCGATGTCCCCGGGGGACATGCCGTGGGAGTCCCTCCCTGTAGAGTAGAGGTAGAGACAGAGACAGAGAAGACCACTCCTAACGGAGTGGATAACGCGCCCGCGATCCCCGACTCGTTCGAGGCCAAACGAGGCCACCTACTCCGAGCCCATCGAGACCGCTACGAGACCGCCACCGGAAACCCGGTTCCGTCCGGCAAGAACGCCCCCCAGGCTGTGGACCGCGTGACGTCTTGGCTGGCTGGCTACGCGCTGCGCACC